CGTAATTCTACGGGGGTCTTCGGACCCCCTAAAGAGTAAAGAGGTTATTATGATTAGTGATAAAAATGTAAAGATTACACCCGATAGATCTAAAAAAATCTATAAACCGAAGGATTATCGTGATCATCCTAAGGAAATTACTAAGGGGAAAGAATAATGTCTGATGCAACAGCAATAGCTACAGTTCAACAGGTACTTGACTTTGTAAGTGTTGATTCATCCGATGATGAAGCTCTTCTTCAAGTTCTAATTGATAGAAAAACAGAAATGTTTGAAGGTTATTGTGGTATTGATTCGTTTTATATAAATGACTATGTTGAATACTATGATGGTAATGGAACACAACATTTATTTGTAAAAAACAATCCTATAAATTCAATTGCTGAGATTGCTGATGATAGTGATTGGGTTTGGGGAACAGATACAGTTTTAACAGCAGCCGATTACCGTATTGTAAAAAATAGATACGTTGTTTATAAGAATTCATTCACCATAGCATTACAAAACATAAGAATAAGTTACAATTCAGGTTATTCTGTTATACCCCTTGATATAGTCGAAGTATTGATTGAAGAAGTGTGGAGAAACTATAAACGTAGAAAAGAATCCGATGTTTTAATCAAGACCCTTTCAGATGGGTCCACACACTTTGTACCTTCTGGGTTAATGCCAAATACTAGACAAGTTTTATCAAGATATAAACGATTGAGATCAGCATAATGAATACATCATTTGGTATGGCAGCGTTTTCACTATTAATGTTGAAATCAGTTGCTAATAAGTTTGGCAAAGGAACAGAAAAAGGTGTTAAGGTTGCAATGGACAGGATGGAATCCGACGCTAAAACATTCAGTGGGGCAAATCAAGTTCAAGTTAAAAGCGGGTACCTAAAGAATTCAATTAAAACACGTGTTACCAAAAGTCCAACAGGGAATATTGTTGGAGTTATAGGTTCTTCTGCTATATATGCAGCAATACACGAATTTGGTGGACTTGTTCAAGCAGGTGGATCATATATGACTTTTAAAGGCGATTTTGGTTGGAGAAAAGCATCATCTGTATTAATTCCAAAGAGACCTTTTCTTAAACCAGCAGTTGAAAGGAATAGAAAATCTATGAAGAGCAATATCATAAAAAGTATCAATACGGAGATCAGATAATGACAACTAGATTAATTATTATAAACAATTTAATAAGCGATCTAAGAACTACACTTGTAACAGGTGCACCCCATACTGGATATTCAATTAAGGTGCATGAAGCAAGAGTTGGAGTGTTTGATCCCGAGAAGTTTTCATCATTACCATCAATTGGTATATGGACTGTCGATGATGATCCAGAAGATGATATGATGGATGATTCTATATTCAGAACACTTAATTTTGTGGTGTATGGATATGTAGATGCTAATGATATGAATGATTATACCATTTTTTATCAACTAATCGAAGATATAGAAACATTTTTATATTCATCAGATAATAGAATGTATCAAAATACCATTTTGGGTAAGTTACTTACAGATTATGGTGGAGTACAAGAGCAAGCGGCAACGTTTGTTTACAATTTTTTAATTAAATATTCTCAGACAGGTTTAGAGAGTTAAGGAGACAATATTATGGCAGAGATTCTGGGTAGAAATTCAAGAATCAAACTTGGTACTAATACTATCGCTAAGATGCGTACACTATCAGTTTCAATTGGTAATGAAACTATAGATATCACATCCTTTGGTGATACATGGGCTAAGTTTGCAAGAGGTATGCAAAGTTGGACAGCTTCAATATCAGGCATGATGGATCTTGATGATGCTTATGCAATTCAATTTCTGGAAGCTGCAGAAAACGGAACCGAGTTGACAACTCTAAGATTTTATATGGATGCAACTAATTATTACTACATTGACGTTGTAGCTGACCCAGATGCATCTTGTTTTGTTGATTCAGTTAACATTACATCTGATAACAATTCAGTTGTGTCGTTTGATGCTACAATTACAGGTAATGGACCTATAGCGCGTCAATCACCGTAAAATAAAATAGAAAGGGGGCATGGAAAAATGACTCTCAAGGATTTGATAAATGGCGCACTCAAAATTGATCTATATGAATTTCTCATATGGTCGACATGGTACTTTCGGGAAACGAGAGTATCATGTAAAGAGTGCGTCCAACGAAAAGCAGAGCAGAGTGGAAATAAACCTGACTGCTATAAATGTGGTCTACCGACTGCAAAACTAATAAAAACGTATCTGGAAAAGGAGACTAAAGAAAATGTTCAAACTAGACAAGAAATTAAGTGAACCAAAATGGTTCAAATATCCGCAGGACGAAACAGTCGAAATATTAATTCGACCCATATCAGTATATGACTTCCCAATCCTTCCAAACAGTCAAGGTGAATTTGATTTAACACCACCACATTTGCGTACCCTTTGCGTTAATTTGATTGAAGATTGGAAAGGAGTTCCTGGAGATCAAAAATGTACAACTGAAACTAAAATCAGAGCATTGAATCAAAATGATCTTGGTTTTGCAACTTGGATATTAAAAGAGGCAACCGAATTAAAGACAATTAATGAAAAAGATGGAAAGGAACCTGACCTAAAAAACTTGCCGAAATCGCCCGTTGGAGAAACGCCAAAGAGCGAGAAACCGGTTGTGAAGAGTGTATAGAATGGAAACTAGAGAGATCTAATGTGTTACCAGACTGTGCTAATTGTAAACCTTATGGTTTTGTATTTCCTTTACCTGAGAATATAAAGGCATTACAAATAATTGATTTGTATATCAATTTTATGTTTAGAGAAAATGGTATACCTAATATTAAAGCAATAACCGAAATACTCTTATTAGAAGGGTATGCGGGTGATAGAGTTATGTTAGAAAAACTAATGCTATATACACTAGTAGCAACAAACGAAAGGAATAGACGCAGACAACCAGTAAGAACAATCAAAAGAAAAAAATAAACCCAGTGTAGGACTAATAAAATGGCAAACGAAAAGATACAATATAATATTGTAGTCGATAATAAGCAAGCTATAGCTGGAATAAATTCATTTAAGACCAGTGCGATTGGAGCCAGTACAGGTATAGCTGCATCATGGAAAACAATGGGAACGACTATGGCACTTGCCGCTGGTGCAGCTGCTATAGCTGGAATTGCTACTGGATTTAAGAAAGCAACCGATGCATTCTCTGATTTTCAAGTAGAAATGTCAAATGTTTCAACTCTTGTTGATACAAATGTCGTTAACATGAAAGATCTTGAAAAACAAATACTTGCATTATCTCCTGCATTAGGCGGAGCTGCTGAAAATACAAAAGCTCTTTATCAAGCGATTTCTGCTGGTGTTGATCCTGGTACAGCTGTTGCATTTGTTGGTGAAGCTGCAAAAGCTGGTAAAGCTGGTCTAACTGATACACTTACTGCTGTTGAAGGTGGTACTACAATACTAAATGCCTTTGGTATAGAATCTGCACGTGTTACAGAAGTATTTGATAAAATGTTTGTAGCTGTTAAAGCAGGTAAGACCACATTCGGGGAACTATCGACTTCAATTGGTAAAGTTGCTCCACTTGCAAAGAGTGCTGGAGTATCTGTTAGTGAATTGTTAGCTGCTACAGCTGCATTAACCAAACAGGGTTTAAAAACATCTGAAGCTGTAACATCTCTTAAAGCTGCATTCTCAAACATCATTAAACCTCAAGGTAATGCTGCAACAATGGCAAAGGAACTAGGAATTGAGTTTAGTGCACAGGCATTGCAGGCAAAAGGATTAGCTGAATTCCTAAGTGATATTGCTATTAAGACTGGCGGTAGTGTTGAGAAGATGAGTAAGTTGTTTGGTAGTGTTGAAGCTCTTAATGCGGTTCTTGCACTAACAAGTGAACAAGGTGGTAAAGATTTCAATCAAATTCTTACTGATATGGCCAAATCATCTGGAGAAACATCAACAGCGTTTGATAAACAAACAAAAACTTATAAAGCTGGAATGGATACACTTAAAGCTTCACTTGAAAAGGTTGGTATAGCTGTAGGTTCAAAGATTGCACCTGAACTAGCAAAAGCTGCAGTTGCAATTGCTAATTGGATAGAAGCAAGTCAAGGTGTTGAGGGAAGTGGATTAAATACATTCATTGAAACAGCCTCTAATTTATGGAATGTGTTTACTGATGTTATTAAGGCATTAAGTCCTATATTAGCAATAGTCGGAGAAGCATTTAAATTATTGAATATAGCATTACAAGCAATTAGTATAATCTTAAGTCCTATATTAAAATTAATAGAAGGACTTTTATCTATACTTGCTGGAGGAATTCAATGGATAACAGGATGGGTT